ATGACCCGCTCCCAGACTGACCTGATTATTGAGCGACTAGACGCCCAGTCCGCAAAGATTGACCGTCTGCAATCCCAGATTGACCAGATGCAAGGTGGCCTTTCAATGCTCAAAGGTCTAGGAATGCTGCTAGGCGTAGGAGGAATCGGCACGCTTCTGGCGTGGTTTCAGTCGCAATCCGGCAAGTGAGGCTGCGCGCACTCCTACTCGCCCTGGCAATCGTCTTGCCATTTACCCAGCGTGTCTACGCGCTTGACAGCGCCGACGAGTGGGACCAGCAGATTGACTCCAACGGTACGATCACGCTGACCGACGGCACGATCCTGATTCAAGGCAGCGACAACGCTGGCCCCGGCTATCCGTGGCTGAACACGGTGACTAGCTTGACCACCAACTCGTCTATCGGTGAGACGGTCTCTTTTGGGTGGGCGTATTGGACAACCGACGGCGCGGTCTATGATCGAGCGCAGATGCTGCACAACGAGAGCTGGGTTGACCTTGCCATTTGGAATCAGGGCGGCTACGACCCGAAGCAACAGACCGGTAGCCAAGAGGTCTATGTCACCGCTGGCGGCATCTTCGGATTCCGCATCATGAGCATTGACTCCTGCTGTGGGGCGGGCTTCTTGCAGATTAACAACACGACCTGGGTCGTAGGCAGCCCTACGCCGTCCCCAGAGCCGACCCCTACCGAGACCCCAGAACCACCTCCACCTAGCCCTAGCGTGGCTCCTACCCCCACGCCAGAGCCTTCTGTGGAGCCGACGCCAACCCCTCAGCCAACGCCTGAGCCGACACCTGAGCCTCCGCCCACTCCAGCCCCAACCCCCGAGCCGACTAAAGAGCCGGCTCCTAGCCCAGAGGTGACCAATGAACCAACACCTGATTCCGAGCCGTCTCCCGCATCCCCACCGCCGACCCCAGAGCCTTCACCACAAGAGACTGCGGAGCCTCCTCCCACTTCTCCTGATCCCACTGCTGTTCCTCCTCCTGAGCCAACACAGCCCCCTCTGCCGAATCTAGAAGAAGCCGTAGAAGCTGCTGCCGTATTCGTCGGCGAAACCGTTGAGGCTGTTGCCAAGGCGGTCAGCGAAACGATTGGTGTAGCTACAGAGTTTGTCGGAGACTTCGCTGGTAATCTTGCAGCTATTACGACGATGGGAGATGACCTTGACGAAGAAGAGCGTGCAGCGGCACAACCGGTCGCTACGGCTATCGTCGTCAGCCAGATCGCATCGAGCGCGGCAGCGGCCGCAGTTCGCAGCATGGGCAGCACCCCGCCGTCTAGCGGCGGCGGTGGCGGGTCTGGCGGCATGGATAGTCCGAAGGGAAGGAGAACAGCGCGCAATGTGGCAAAGAATCGTTCTTGATCTCGTCGGTGGTGCCTGGACCGTGCTTGGCCTCTTGTTTGCTGTCGTCGTTCTTGGGGAGGGTCAGACGAAGGACACCATGACCGCGCTATTCTTGGGCTTGACAGCCGTCTGGCTGCTCACTGGACCATTGCGATGGAGGGATTGATGGCACGCACCGAAGATCACATTGACGACATCAAGGAGCAGGGCTGGACTCGTGTGGACACCGCACCCGAGGAGTGGGTTGCCCTTGTTCCGAATGAAGACCACAGCGCATTCGGCGGCACGCTTTGGAAGCGTGGCGAGGATGGCATTGACTACAGCGAAGGCTGCACCGCAGCGCACCCGATCAGCGCCGCACTGGGCTTTGAGGCGGCAGCTCGTGCCGTGGCGGTCATGATCAAGAAAGAGAACGCCGGGTGAAGTACCGCATCAAGTCGCAGCTCTACTCTGACGCTGAAGCGCAGAAGAAGGTTGGCGCGATCCTCGATGACTGCGGACCTTCCAGCGCGGCAGCGGCCGCATCCTATGTCCACGGGTATGCGCCTGACTTCAGCGCGGCTGACGGCGTCGCAGCGAAGGAGCGCGCTACTGGCTTCAAGGAGAAGCAGGGCGTCAGCGACAACGGCTCATCTCTTTCAGAGCTTGCCAAAACCGTGCGAGAGATGGGCTGCCGAGCGCGCATGCCGGATGATTGGGAAGACGTTCTGGCTTCGGTCAAGGGCGGGGCTGCTGGACTCCTCTGGGTTCAGGGACCAATCGGCTACCCAAAGCAGGCGCTCTCCAAGTGGCATCGCAACTGGGTCAAGTATTGGGAGAAGAAAGACCCAAAGGTCATTGCCGCCGGGTACGGCCACATGACCAGCTTCGCCTTCCTTGCCGAAGAGCAGACCTTTGTCTTTGCCGACCCAACATTTGATGAGCGTGATCCGAAGGAGCAGTACGCGGTGCCAGTCACCGAGGCTGAACTCAAGGCAATCGCTTCGGGCAAGCCCGGCTCGCCCGCCAGCCATGTGGTCATTGTGACCAAGAAGGAGAACCAGTGAGTAAGTTCAAGGACGTTCTAGACAGCACGAAGATTGACGAAGCCGTGATTGACTTTGTCCGCACCTTCCTCAGCGTGAGCATCGCCGTCGCCCTAGGTCTCGGCATCCCGATCCTCTCCATCGATGGGGACGGCTACAAGGCCGTCGTCTCGGCTGGACTGGCTTCAGGCTTGCAGGTCATCATGACCTACCTTGACCCGAGCAACGACCGCTACGGCTTGACGAAGAAGTAGCCCCTCAGCTTTGCCGCCCTGATCAGGCGGCCTCTCCCCCGGTGGGTCCTCCCCCACCGGGGGATATTCTTTATGCATAAAACATATTCACCAAAAAGGGGTTGACGGCTTCTGACCGTTATGCTGTATGCTGGCCATAGCAGCGAGGAACCGACCAAATTGGCGGGGCTGCTAGGGAGTAAAGCATGAAGGTCACGGAGAGCTGCTGGAACTGCGGCAAGGCCGTCAAGGTGCCGGCAGACAACAACAACATGTACACGCGCATCTGCGCGCCGTGTAAGGCCACGCTACCCAACGAGACGCCGAAGTTCTACTTCACTGTCTCAAAGTCGGGAAAGGTGCGTGACCTATGATCGCCCGATTCTTCAACAGCAAGTTCGCAATCGTCGGCGTCTTGGCGTTCTATGCAGCGTTGGGCTGGATGGTGGCGATGGAGGTGACCAAGTGAAGCTGAACCGTACGACGCAGCCTGTCGTCTACAGGCGAGTTGCAATCAAGACGAGCATTCTGGCTGAGGAGGCACGCCGCGCCCAGCTCTTGCAGGACATTGGCATCCTGCTCTTTGCGCTCGGCTTCATCGTCTTCCTGTTTGGGATTCTTGGCTAATGCCGATCTACGAATACCGCTGCGGTGAGTGTGGTGCGCGTGAGGAACACACGCACTCGATCAACAACACCTACACGCCGCGCTGTGAGAAGTGCGGTCGCTGGATGCAGTTGCTCTACACGCCAGCCGCAGCGGTGTTCATTGGAGAGGGCTGGGCGAAGAAAGACCGGCAGAAGAAGGAGGGCAAGTGATCAAGTGGGAGTGCAGCCTTTGCTGGAAGAAGGTGGAGACAGAGATCAAGCCACCGCTGATCCAGCGCCTGTGCAAGCCGTGCAAGATTCGGCACTACAAGACCCTGGTCGACATCTACAAGTATCAAGGCGGCTTCAGGCTTGATGAAGCCAAGCTGCTGCTAGAGAACGCGAAGAAGGAGGCAAAGTGAGTAAGCGATTTGAGTTCGTGCGAGGCGCACCACAGCGCAGCCCTGAGTGGTTTGCACTCAGGAAGCAGGGGATCACGGCAACCGACGTGTCGGTCATCGCTGGGCTGTCGCCCTACAAAAGCCCCTTCAGGCTGTGGGCGGAGAAGACAGGCCGCGTAGAGGATCAGCCAGTCGGCGAGGCTGCCCACCGGGGCATCCTGCTAGAAGACACGGTTGGGCGCTACTACGAAGGCGAGCGTGGCGTCAAGCTGAGAAAGTCCAACGGTGTGGTGAGACTGAAGAACGCTCCGTGGGCGATGGCATCGCTTGACCGCACCATCGTCGGGGAGCCAGACGGCATCGTAGAACTGAAAACCTCGGCGAGTCGGGCGTGGGACATCCAGCCGATTCCAGGCTTCGTTCTCGCACAGGTTCACTGGCAGCTCCTGATTACAGGGGCGAAATGGTGTGACGTCGTGGTGCTGTTGGGCGGTCTGATCTTCAGGATCGAGCGCGTAATGTCCGACCAGGCGTATCAGTCCGAACTCTTTGCCAAGGCAGAGGCGTTCCGCGAACTGATTGCCAGCGACACGCCACCTCCGATGACCGGGCAAGACTCGCCGACCTTTGAGGAGTTGACTCCCCAGAGGAACTCGGTGCTTGGCACGGCCTCACGCGAGCTGAACCGGATCGCCAAACGATACGCAGACGCTCAGTACGAAATCAAGCTGCTAGACGAGGAGATCGCCACCTACGCCATTGCGATCAAGGAGGAGATCGCGGAGCGTGAGGGGATCATTGGCGACGGATGGGTCGCAACATGGAAGCAGAACAAGCCAACCCGAAAGACGGATTGGAAGTTGCTGGTAGCAGAGGAGGGGATCACGGAGGACACGGTCAATGCGTACACCCAAGAGAATCTTGGGGCGCGGGTATTCAGGTTGAAGGTAAAGGAGGATGGAGAATGAGCAGGGACCTTATCGAGCTGTTGAACGCACCGTTCGCACCGGAGGACTTGAAGACGCGCCCTGGGCGCGCCGGCATGCAGTTCACCTATGTGGACAGTCGCGCTGTCGCAGCGAGGCTTGACAGCGTGTTCGGCCCTCTGGGCTGGGAGTTTCAGATCAAGGTGGCGGACTCGGCGCGCTGCGTCATCCTCGGCACCCTGACCGTCACGGTTGGCCCGTTGGCTGCTGTCAAGGAGGACGTCGGATACCCCAACGGCCCAGATGATCAGGAGCCGCTAAAGAGCGCCACGTCAGACGCCCTAAAACGCTGCGCGGCGCAGCTTGGCGTGGCAAGGAGCCTCTACGGTGCAGGGGGCGGTCAATCGGCTGTCTCCGTGGCTCCTAGACCGAAGCCAGAGGGTGCTGTGTTCACACCTGACGCCGCACTGAAGGCGGCAATGATCTTCTCAGGCGGCGAGTGTCCCGAACACCGCACGCCCTGGACGCTGAAGCCAGCGGGCGTGTCAAAGGCTGGGAAGGAATACAGCGCGTTTTGGACCTGTAGCGGGAAGACGAACGGTGAGTTCTGCCGCCACAAGCCGAGCGTGGACTGGCTCGCCGCACAGGACGGCAAGGCAGTTCAAGAGCAGAGCCTTGAAGAGCTGCCGTTCTAGACAGCACCGGGGAGCGGTAGCGGGTTCTGCCGCTCCCCAACTAGGAGGAGGAGGAACAGATGAGCCTATGGGTCAAATGGGACGTCAACGCGCACAAGGACCCCAAGATCGCGGGTCTGACGGACATGCAGTTCAGAGCCTTTGTCACGATCATCGCTGAGGTCAAGACGCTACGGTCAGCCGGGGTGTTCAAGAGCCGCCTGCATGTCAAACAGGTGATCGGCTCGCGCCTTGGGAGGGCTGTGGATAACCTTGTGGACATCGGGCTGCTGACAGAAAGTGGAGACGGTGTCGTGGCAGTGTCAAACTACTCTCGCTATCAAGTCGACCCAACGTCGGCCTCGCGTCAGCAAAAGTGGCGAGATCAAAACAGGGGGGAGATAACGGTACCAGAGCAGAGCAGAGCAGAACAGAACAGAAACCCCTATATCCCCTTTGACAAAAAGCGAAGAGGACACCCTCAACAGATCATGGACATACTGAACAAGAAGAAGCCATGACGAATCCTTTGACCAAGAAGGAATACGACAGACTCAGAGGCTTATACAGCCGAGCGATGGAGACACCGAGCGAGCGTCTCAACCGGCTCATCGGGTATCAGTGCAGGAACCACAACCTCACGAGGGACCAGTGGTTGCAGCTCTGGGACACCCAGGCGGGTCGGTGCAAGGCATGCAAGCTGCCCCTGGATATCACGGCGCCTCGATCAGTTCAGGTTGACCACGATGGTGCCTGTTGCCCCAACCCGACCACG